CGCGCCAAAGGCGGCGTTCTCGGCCGCTTGAGCCTTCTGGTAGTTGAGGGCCGCCAGATTACGGTTGGTGGCGGCGGTCAGTGCGTCCGTCTGTTCCTTGGTGAGCTTGGTGATGTCGGCGCTGGCGAGCAGGCGCGTGTTGAACTCCGCTGTCGCGGCTTCGGCGCTGACGGTGCCTGCACGCAGACCACGCAGCGTGTCGGTGAAGCCGACGAACTGGTCCTTCGACATAAGGCCCTTGGCCCCTGCCTGCATGTCCGCAGCGAAGTCGATGTTCAGCTTGATCGCCGGGCTGTTGTCAGCCAGACGGTTCATCGCCCGGTCGAGGTAAACCAACTGGCGGTCGATCTGCTTGATCGTCGCGTCCTTTACGGCGTCCTCGTAATCCGCCTGCTGAGCGCGCAACATGTCGATGATGCCTTGGACATCCGTGCCGTAACGGTTCTTGAGTTCCGTCAGCGTCTTTTGCGAGATCGCGCCCGGCTGCTCCAGCGACTTGATCAGGCTGTCAGCGCTGACCTTCCCCGCCTTGAAGTCGGTCTGGAGGTTCTGCGACCACTGCTTGAACGAGCCATCGTTGAGAAGCGTGCGAGCTTCGGAGGTCAGGTCCGCGACATAGTCCTGCGACAGCTTCCACAGGTCGTTGGACTCCGACAGCTTACGCATCAGACCATCGACAGCCGTGGACAGTGCCTTGGCTTCGCGCGCGGCCTTACCTGCGCCGTCACCCTTTTCGGTCGGCGTGACACGGTCTGGCTTGGTGACACCAGCCGCCCAGCGCTCGCGGTCTCGCTTCATACCATCGACGATGTCCATGGTCGTGGTGCCCTGCGCCTGTGCGAGGGTGGCTTCGGCTTGTGCAAGGGTGTTGCGGTTGGTTGCGACAGCCGAGCGCTTGTCTTCGACGCTCGGATCGATGCCGCTCCACGACGAGAACTGCTCGCCATAACCACGCAGGGTGGAATAGGTGCCGAGGACGCCCTTCTGGAACCAACCACGACCGTTCTTGCGGAGGTTCCGCCCCTGTGCGAACAACTCGTCCGGCGTTTCCATCTGCGACGCGGTAAGGTTGGCGCGAGCCTCGGTGACTGCCAGCTTCGCCTTCTCGATCGCGAGGTTGCGCACAGCATCAGCCTGCGACCACAGGCCGCCGGTGACTTCGTCCATCTTCTGGCGATAGATTTCCATCGCCGTCGTCACGAGACCCATGACGCCACCAAGGCCGGACTGCTTGTTCCGTGCTTCGATCGCCGCCGCGTTGTTGAGATACAGTGACGTGGTCACCTCATTGAGGCGATCCTTGATCTTCTTCGATGCCTCTTCGGTCCCCGTGATCGCCTTGGTGCCCTCGTTCCACTGGTCCCAGAGCATATAGCCCGACGCCGCGACAGCAGCCATCGTCAGGATCACCGGACCGCCCAGCAGGTTGACCAGCCCACGCAGACCAGCAGCAGCAGCAAGACCAGCGTTGTTCAGCGTCATCAGCGATGCTGCCGTCGCGGCGAAGCTGAGGCCAGCAGCGCGTGACACGGCGATGGAGGTGGCGACACTGTTGCGGAACGCCAGCATCGAAGTCGCAGCGACGCGAGCATAGCCGCTCAATCCCTGCATCGCCTGCGACGAGGCGATCAGGTTGAACTTCTGGCCGGCCAGCATCGCCGAGAAGCTGGCACCGGCCGTGCGGGCAGCGCCGAGCGCGCCGACAAGCTGGAGCAGCGGCGTGACCATGAAGCGACCGATCTGGAGGGTGGCCGACATGATCATCCACTTACCCATCAGATTGAGCGTGGTGGACAGCGGTCCCTTGATCGAATCCCAATTCTCGAAAAGCCAGTTGAACGCGTTGGACAGGCTATCGACAGCCTTCTTCAAGCCCTCGCCGATCGCGGTGGCGTAGCGGTCGATCGCCGCCGGGTCCATCCGGTCGGTGATGCTACGCAGCAGGTTCGCGAAGGCTTCGTTACCACCGCGTTCGCCGACTGCCTGATAGAACTCGTTGACCTTGTTCTTGAGAACAGTCATCTGGAACGAAGGGCGATCCATCGCCTGTGCCATGGCCGGACCGAAGTCCTGCTTCATGCGGTCAGCGACGTGCTTGAGGACGCCCTGTGCGTCGAGCGCCTTTTTCTTGAGGCCGTCTTCCAGCGTCATCCCCAGCGACTTGGCGTATTCGGCGGCATAGGCCATCGCGCCCGGCAGCTTTTCGTTAAGCTGCTGGTTGAGTTCTTCGGCCGACAGATAGCCCTTGTTCATGACCTGTTGCAGCGCCAGCCACACGTCATTCTGCCCTGCGGTCGTAACACCGAGAACAGCCATGGAGGTCGAGAAGCCTTCGAAGATGTGCTGCGTCTGCGAGACCGTCATGCCGGTCTTGTTCGCGGCGATCGCGACCTTACCGAAGCCTTGGGCAGCAGCCAGCGCGTCCATACCGAACTTGTTGGCGGTCTGGTTGATGTAGCTAAGCTGCGTGTTCGCGAAGGCGGTTTCCTTGTTCATGACGCTCATCTGCGCCTTGAACTGGATTGCCGCGTTCGCGGCCTCGAAGAAGTTACGTCCGACTTCGGCGATCGTCAGCGATCCCAGCAGCGATCGCAGCAAGGAGCCAACTTGGAAGGTAGCCGAGAATGCGTTTTGCAGCCCCATCATCTGGAGCGACGCGCCTTGCGCCTGCGAGCCTACACGGCCGTGTGATCCGCCCAGACCACCGAGGCCCGAGCGGAGTCCGCCAAGGGACTTCCCGGCGTTGGCTGCGGCGTTTGCGATGGCGTGAAGCGCGGTGGCAACCTGCGTCGCTTTCGGCGGCACACGCATGGAAGCGACTGCCGCAACGAAGGATTGCAGGTTACGGATTTGAGCCTGAGTGGGAGCACGGAACGAACCGATCGCGCCGAGGGTCGCGTAGAAGTTGCCCGATCCGCTGAGGTTGTTGAATCGGAACTGACGCATGGCCATCGCCAACGCGTTGAGGTTCGTGATCTGGTTCGCCGACGGCGCACGCAGGCCCTTCATCGCGCCCGAGATGGTGTTGATCCCAGCAGCGGCCGACGAGAGATTCTTGATTCCGGCAAGCGCGTTCAGGCCCGGCGCAGCCTTGAGGCCGGCAGCACCGAACGCAGCGAGATTTTTGGCTTGGGTTTGCGACGGGGCCTTGAACCCGTTCATGGCTTCGGTCAGGCCCTTCAACGACTTGACCGAGCGATAGGCCGCCGACAGGTCGGGTAGGCCGCTCAGGGTCGAGAAGAACTTCTTCGCGTTGGCGCTTTGCGCTTGGCTCGGGGCCTTGAAGCCGACCATAGCCGACGACAAGGCGGACAGCTTCTTAGCTGCGCCCGTGTCGATGTCGATCTTGGAGAATGCCTGAACCGACTTCTTGAAAGCGTTCAGGGCTTGGGGGTTGGAGGACGCCTTGGCGACGCCCTTCATCGTCTTATCGACGTGAGCTTCGAACTGACTCAGGGACTTGAAAATGCCATCGACAGCCGCCCGGTAGTCGCGAAAACCTTTCGCGACCCCGGTGGTGTCAACTACAAACTTCATGCCATGGGTGTCCATGGGTTAGCTCACCTGTTTTCTTGGAGGGGATCGCCGTCCGCCACCGCGAGGCGGGGAGTGGGACGGAGGAGGAGGGGCTGGGGTGGTTTTGTTTTCCCGTTCCGATTTCTCGACGTAAGCCTTCATCCAAGCGGCATCGAGCGCGTCGAGGAGTCGAAGGAGCCGTTCCCGCTCGTTGAGCGTGGTGATGCCTTTCAGTCGGCAGTAGGCTTCGATTTCGATATAGGAGAAGGGGAGGTAGCCTCCCATGCCGGCCACGGGGCGGCGGGCGTTTAGATCGGTGAAGGCTTTCCACACCCAAAAGAGGTGCGGCGAAAGCACTGGTTCGTCCTCAAGGGTCTTGACCCTGATCCCTTTTTCCTCCTGAACCTTCCGCAGCCACTCCGAATTTTTCGAAGTGGTGCGGGAGGACCAGTTCAGGTAGGCGATCAGTTTCCCTCGTCGGCCTCGGCCTTGGCGGCTTCGAAGGCCGCGTCATTGGAGGCCATGCGGATGATCAGGGCGAAGAAGCCTTCCAGCTTCTTGTCGCTGAACAGCGCCTTGGCGTTATCGACGGTGAAGGCGATGTCTTCCTTGCCGCCGCGATCCTTGATGCCGGTCCAGCCCTTGACGATGTGTTCGGCATAGAAGCGGACGTTGAGCGCCTTGTTCTCTTCCTCGGTCAGCTTGCCGCCGGCATTGAGGCGCGGGCTGTAAGGCTCCATCATGCGCTCAAAAGCGCGCCGGGCCTTTTCGCCGCCCATCGGCAGCAGCGTGATCGAAGCCGTGTCGCTCAGCGGGAACGTCTTCGGGGTGTCTTCGAGGTTACGCTCAAATGCTTCGTAAATATCCATGTCGGGTATTCATCCTTGTCGGGGAGGGGTGGGGACGGCCTCCCGACAAGGCCGCCCCCGTTTCGCCAGCGAA